CGTCAATCCCCAGACCGAACAGTGGGGCTATTGCGAGCCAGAAGGCTTTGAACTGCCCTACGTGGGGCGCGAGTTCGTCTTTGGCGTGGTGGACTGCTACACGCTTTGCAGGGACTGGTACAACCGCGAATTTGGGCTGAACCTTCGCGACTACGACCGCCGCGACGAGTTTTGGCTGCGGGGTGAGAATTTATACCTAGACAACTTCGCCAACGAAGGCTTTTACCCCATCCCGTTGGAGGAACTGCAATACGGCGACGCCATCCTGATGCAACTGCAGTCGCCCCTGCCCAACCACGCCGCCATCTACCTAGGTGACCAACTGATCATCCATCACGTCCAGAAACGGCTCAGTAGCAGGGACGTATACGGCGGTTATTATTTGAAGAGCACCGCCCGAGTCCTGCGGCATGAAAGTCGTTAAGGTCTACGGCGCACTCCGCAAAAAGCTGGGGCAATGCCGCTTTCAGTTTGAGGCCGACACGCCAGCGCAGGCGCTCAAGGCACTTTGCATCAACTTTCCCAGTCTTGAAAAGTGGTTATTGGATAGCGAAAAAGACGGTGTTGGCTATCGCGTAACCATTGGAAAAGAAAAACTTACAGAACACAATGCCGGCTTAATTGTTGGTCCGTGGAGTGAACGTGAAGTATTCAGCATTACCCCTGTAGTGGCTGGTGCTGGACAAGGCGCTGGTCAAATATTTGCTGGCATTGGTCTCGTTGCGTTGGCTATTTTGGCCGCCCCGATTGGCGGCGGTTTTCTTGGTCTAGGTGCAGGTGCGTTTGGCAGTACAGCCGCTGGGGCTGCTTCCGGTTTCACGCTTGGTGCGGCGGCATCCAGCGCAATCGGCGCTATTGGTGTTGCTGTGGCATTGGGTGGAGTCGCACAAGCCCTTTCGCCTGCTCCCGTCAATTCAACAGCCGCCGTAAACACGTACGAGCGCGGACGCGATGCCGCAAAGTTTGAATCTTTCACGTTCTCAGGCATCGTCAACACCGAAAAGCAAGGTATGCCGGTGCCAATTATTTATGGCCGTTGCTTCACCGGATCGTCTGTAATCTCTGTTGGTATTGACGTCGATCAACTGATATGACACGAATTGTTGGCTCTGGTGGTGGCGGTGGTGGCGGTTGCTTCCTAGGGCATACGCTCGTCGCGGTTCCCGGCGGCCAACGCCGCATTGATGAACTGCGCCCTGACGATCTGGTTCTCAGCTTTGACCATACCGGCGAAGTTCATGAAGCCAAGATCCTCAAGGTTCACGAACACGAAAACGAGCGCGTTGTCCGTTACACGCTCTGGGGCGGACAGCATCTTGATGCCACCCCTAACCACTGGGTTCTAAACCAGTTCAACGCCTTCGTCGAAATCGACACGCTCGGTTCTGACGACTGCCTTGTTGACGCCAACGGCCACCTCCGTCCCATCGTCGGCAAGACCGAATTCTGCACTGGCACGGTCTACAACCTGACGGTCGAAGGGCATCACACCTTCATCGCCAACGGTGTTCGCGTCCACAATGCCGGTCTTGGTCTCGGTATCGCTGGTGCAGGCGGTGGCGGCGGTGGAGGCGGCAAAGGCGCTGGTGGTGGTGCTGCACAACGAACCCCAACAGAAGCAGACGATTCACTGCAATCGGTCCAATACGCCAATGTGCTGGACCTTCTTGGTGAAGGCGAAATTCAAGGCATTGAAAACGGCACCAAGGGCATTTATCTCGATAGCACGCCAATCGTTGATTCCAACGACAGCCCCAACTTCACTGGCTACACAGTAGTTACCCGCAACGGCACACAGGATCAGGCGGTTATTCCAGACATCATTGGCACCGAAAGCGAAAACATCGTCAACGTCGAAGTTACTAAAAATTTCCCCGTAACTCGCTCGATTGCCAACAACAACATTGACCGAATCCGCGTCACCATTGTTGTGCCAAACCTTCAACAGTTTCAGACCAATGGCGACATCCTCGCCACCAGCGTTTCGCTAGAGATTAAAGTTCAATACAACGGCGGCGGCTTCAATACCGTTGTTACTGACACGATTGCAGGCAAAACCAGCAGCCGCTACCAGCGCGATTACATTTTTGAGCTGACTGGCGCGTTCCCTGTTGACATCAAAGTCGTTCGCACCAGTGATGACGCCTCATCCGCCAGAACGCAAAATGAACTGTACTGGTACAGCTACACCGAAATTATTGACCAGCGGTTTCGCTATCCAAACTCCGCGCTTGCATTCCTGCGCTTTGACTCACGCCAGTTCAACAACATCCCAAGCCGTAAATATCTGGTTCGCGGCATCAAAGTTGCCATCCCAAGCAATGCCACGGTTGACACCACCACGTATCCGGGTCGCATCACCTACGCCGGTGTCTGGGACGGTACGTTTGCCGCAGCAACATGGACGAACGATCCAGCGTGGTGCCTGTGGGATCTACTGACCAACACCCGCTACGGCGCCAGTGTCCCTACCAGCAGCCTTGACCGCTACGACTTTTACTCAATCAGCCAATACTGCAACGAACTTGTTGATAACGGCAAGGGCGGCCTGGAGCCTCGCTTCTCGTGCAACCTGCTGATCAACAGCCGCGACGAGGTTTACAACGTCATCCAAGAGATGACCAGCCTGTTCCGTGGCATCGCCTATTACGGCGCTGGTTCACTGGTGCTGCAACAGGACAAACCCGGCGATTCGCAATATTTGCTGGGACCAAGCAACGTCGTTGACGGCATTTTTGTTTACAGCGGCACATCCCAGAAAGCCCGCCATACCACTGCAACAGTTGCGTACCAAACTTACGAATCGCTTGGCGAAGTTCAGTACGAATACGTTGAAGATGCAAGCGCCGTTTCCAAATACGGCATCATTAACAAAGACATCAAGGCACTGGGTTGTTACAGCCAAGGCCAAGCGCACCGCGCTGGTAAATGGGCGCTGCTGAGCGAACAAAACCTGACCGAAACGGTCACCTTCTCAGTCTCCATCGACAGCGGCATCATCCTGCGTCCCGGCATGGTGATCGACATTGCCGATCCGATGAAGGCTGGGACACGCCGCAGTGGGCGCATCAGCTCTGCCACCACAACCGCCATCACCGTTGACAGCAGCACCAACCTCACCGTCAACCTGTCCAATAGCCCAACGGTTTCCGTGCTGATGCCCAACGGCTTGGTGGAAACCAAAACCATTAGCAGCATCTCTGGCACAACAATTAACGTCAGCAGCGCATTTAGCGAAGCGCCCAATGCCAACGCGATATGGCTAATCCAAACCACCGATGTTGAAGCCCAGCAATTCCGTGTACTGAATGTTGCTGAGGCAGACGACGGGATTTACGGCGTCACCGCATTGGCGTACAACGAGTCCATTTACGCCTCCATTGAAGACGATCTTGTAATTACAACGCCCACAATTTCAACGCTGACCCAAACTCCGGGCGCCGTATCGAGCATCAACGGTTACGAATACATTTACGCCGAAGGCAATAGCGCCCTTGTCGGCTTCCAGCTTGATTGGATTCCGCCTGCTGGTGCAGTCAATAACTACGTCGTTCAATATCGGATGGACGATGACAACTGGCAGCGAATCAATACAACCGCTCCATCAACTGCTTTAACCAGACTGCGTGAAGGCAGGCTCTACGTTCAAATCCAAGTTGAAAACGCCTTAGGCAAGACAGGTCCAATTTCAACGGCAACATTCGACTTGGTTGGCAAAACCGCTAACCCCGCCGATGTTCAAAACCTGCAGCTTGAAGTCCTGAGCGACAACACAGCACGCCTTAGCTGGGAACCATCGTTTGAAATCGACGTTATAAATGGTGGCGCGGTTTATGTTCGCCATTCCGCTTTAACTGACGGCTCCGCTAGCTGGAACGATTCCGTTGACCTTGTTCCTGCACTTCCCGGAAACGCAACCACCGCCACAATCCCGCTGGTGGAAGGCGAAATCTTCGTTCGCTTTATTGATGACGGTGGACGCCTTAGCCCCAACGAAACCAGCATCATCATTGACCTGCCTGAAACCCAAGGCAAACTGATTGTCCAAACCCGCCGCGAAGACCAAGACAGCCCGCCGTTCCAAGGCAGCCAAGTTGATGTTTTTTACGACGATGGCTACGACGCGCTGACGCTGGACGGCACCGAATTGCTTGAC